ATCCGCGAAAATGAATCGACCACGCGGAATCCGTCGCCGGACGGGCACGCAATCAGCAGCCGGCAGTTGTTGGTGCCGAGGTCGAGCGCCGCGTAGACCCCGGCAGCCGGAGATTGCGACCGGGCCGCGCGCGGCGCGCCGGCCGCGTCTGCCACAATCGATTTTTGCGTGTCTTCGCCGGGCAGAAGGCCGTCGCGAAGCCGCGTTCCATCATTCATCCAAATTGTCTTTCCGCGGCCGGTTCCGGCGGCACTGGAATAGCTTTTTCACGGAAACTTTAGCAGCGCGGAGAGGCGGTGCAACAACCCCGCACTAGGACTATGCCTAGTTCGGGGGCCGCCTTCCCCGATCGGGCCGGATCAAGTCGCGGAGCGGCGGCGACCGCGGACGCGAACGTGTAGGTCTCGAACGCGGACCAATGAAAGAAAGGGGCGGCGCCCCCGACGTGACACCTTCACCTTCCGACGACCCTGCCCACAACCCGCCCATCGAGGCGGGTTTTTCATTTGGTGAACACCATGCTGATCGCGCGCCACTCACCGACAAGCCTCAATTTGTTTTGCGCATCGCCGGCAATGTTCGTGCTGGAGCGCATCCTTGGCCACAAGCAGCCCGTCGGCGCGCCGGCGCATCGCGGCACGGCTGTCGAAGATGGCGTGACGTATGGCCTTTTGAATCCCAAGGCCGACATCGAAGAATGCGCGGCCATCGCTATCACGAGGTTTGATACGCTCATGGCGCTGTCGCCCGACGCGCGGCGCGAGCGATACCGCGCAACCATCTCCGACATGGTGCCGTCGGCGCTCACCGAATTGCGCCCGTATGGCGTTCCTAGCAAATACCAGGGGTTTGTTGAGTGGAAGCCGGAAGGCCTGAAGGCCCCGATTGTCGGCTATTTCGATTATCACTGGGACGCACATAACATCACGGTTGATCTCAAGACGACCGAAAAGCTGCCCAATGCGGTCAAGGTGCCGCACGCGCGCCAGGTGTCGCTTTATGTCACGTCGAACAATGCGGACGCTCGCGCCTGCTATGTGACGCCTAAGAAGTGCGCCACTTACCAGATCGACAACATCGACGCGCACCGCAAGGCGCTGCACGAGATCGCGCTGCGCTGCGAGGCCTTCCTCGCACTGTCCGACGATCCCGACTTCTTCACCAAGATAACTGTGCCTGATCTGGAGTCCTTTTACTGGGGCGGCCCGGCGCGACAACTCGCGTTTGAGGTCTGGCGCATCTGAGATTCCCGACAACGGGATTGACGACGCCTCGGGCCTGATCGAGGCATATCAAGATGGAGCTTCCCATTATGTCAGTTTTTGGTTTTTCGACCGAACCTTCAGTCGGCGGCGACTTCACGCCGATTTGGAAGTATGATGCGCGCGCAGGTCGGGGCTTCCGGGTCGATCGCGTCGACACCGGCAACGGCTTTGTGTCCGAGGCCGTCGACATCACCTCATCGTTCAAGGCGCTGTTCGACTTCGAAAACGTTGAGGTCGGCCATATCGACTTCACCCCTGGCTCGCCGCCCGACTTCGCCCTTGTGCCGATGGGGTCACCGCTTCCCGACCGTCCGAGCCCCCGCCACAAGAATGGCGTGCGCTTCATGATCAAACTTGCGAAGGAATGTGCGGGCACCAAACCCGTGCGCGAGGTCGCAGGCACGTCGAAGGCGTTCCTCAGTGGCGTCGAGGCCGTCTACCGGGACTATCAGGCCGGCAAGGCGGCGAATCCCGGCAAGCTGCCGGTGATCGTTCTCGAGAAGACGACGCCGATCAAGAGCGGGTCGGGCGAGAAGACGTCGACCAACTACCGGCCCGACTTCAAGATCGTTGCATGGGCGCCGCGCGGCGATTTCAAGTTCGAGCCCAAGGCGAAGGCCGCGGCGCCGAGCATCCAGACCGCGCCGACGCCGCCGTCGACAGGCTCGACGAAGGTTGAGCCACCGAAGCCGGCGCCCGCGATGGCCACCGCTGGTGAGGATGATTTCGGCTAACGCCGAAACAAGTGTGGGGTCAGGGCGCGCCAACGACCTGACCCCCGCACCCCGCTCCGAAGATCAGGCTAAAGAACAAGGTGCTCCGGTGGATTTATCCGAAAAAACCAAGCTGGAAAAGCTGCTTGGTATGTTCGGCTCATCGTTTGACGGCGAGCGAGCAAATGCGGCACGCGCGATCGCAGCGATGGCCGAGAAAAAGCGTCTGACGATCATCGAGCTCATTTATGGCGCCGATCGTCGCGCGCTAAGGATGTCTGCCGTCGCGTCCTCGCCGCCATTGCCGATGCCTGGGACAAGGGGCAACCGTGGTCGCCTTACCCGCAGTCGAAGAATGTCGGACGGTACGCGGCGCAGAATATCTCTCATGCCTTCGAAATCGATTTCGATGTCGCCCAGCGGATGGTCGAGACATGGCTGATGAACGGCGTGCTGAATGTCGAAACCTTCGACTCTCACACCAAGGCGAAGGGCATCAGAGTGACGGGAGGCATTGACTAGTCGGCAATGTCAGGTTGTTGCGGAGGTTGCGGAGAAGCTACCCGTAAGTCATTGAAATCATTGAGCGGCAGTTGCTTGCGGAAGTCTGCGGAAGTTGCGGAGGTTGTGTAGCTAAGTGCTTGATTTCATTGCGGAGGTCTTCTGCGGAAGTGCGGAAGTCTCCTATAGGGACTTCAACCTCCGCACGGCTTGGCGCCGTGCGGGGTTGAAAGAAAAGAGGTTGTGCGAATGGCAAAGATGAAGAACACGGCAACAGACGACGCGCGCCCTCTCGGCGGCGCGCGTTCATGGGCGCGCACCCACGGCGGCTATTTGGCAGGCCGCGCCTATATCGACGGCACCGACGAGACGGCGGTTGAAATGGAAACCAAATGGGGGTGCGATCGCTTGCGGCTTCTGGTGTCGCCAGAACTTCGAGAGAAGTTCGACAGGCAGAGATATTTGTTCAATGCCGCCATCTGGCACGGTGACTTGGAAGAGGTGCGCCGGGAGTCCGCGCGCATGATCAGGGCGTGGCTCGCGCTCGACAGGGCCGCGACAGAAGCAGGCAAGCAACCGCGACCGCCCGAGGTGTGGGAAATCGCTCTGGAAGACGGCAGCGTCGCCGCGATCGTGCCGGATCATGATCGCGCCAAGATGGTGATAGCCGAAGGACGGCAAGTCGCCGTTTTCACACTCGACGAGGTTGGGCGGCTGCTGTCTGCCTATCCGCAGATTGCGCAAGCAAAGTTCGTCTTTCCGGGCGCCGAAGTCACCGAGGTTCGTAAGCGGTCGATCGAAGACCCGCTGCACTCGGTGCGCGACACCGACCAGGGTCTCGATGATCCAATTGCGGACTTGGGCGAGTTCTCCACAACAAACACCGTGTTCGCATAGCGGCGCGCGCCGCCGCCAGAAAGCGGCGGTGCCGGCCCGGCCGAGCCGAACCAAGGCGCGCTGCAAACGCCACCACCACGCCCCGCCCTACATTGCAATTGCATGAACTTCCGATGGCGCGCCAGCCAGCCGGGGCGCGACCGCGTGCGGTGAGCATAGCGAGGGCGAGATGAATCGGGTAAAGCCCAATAAAAGTATACTGATTGGATTCTATGGATAGAGAAAATTGGCAACCTCGTAGCGCAGAAAAGCGCCTCGTTGCGTGCCCGCTTGTACTGTCAGTCACGACTTTTCTTATGCTTTCGCTTTCGGCGAGGGCCGACGGTTTGTTCGTCGAGGGCGGCGCTGGTTACGGCTATGTCGCGACCTCAAACACGAAGTACTACGACCCCGTTGGGACGTTGTTCACCACCAACCCCGTGGACGGGTTCGGCGTTGAGCCTGGCACCGTATCGAGCGCGCATAGCCGCTTAATGGGGTACTTCTCGGCGGGTTATGTGCTCAGCCCGGTCGAACTTCAGCTCACTTACCGCTGCTTTGTTGGCGGGTCTACAACGCTGAGTGGTCTAACTTTCGGCCCAGGAACTTTCACACAGAGAATGAACGCCCTCACGCACGGCGTCTACGTTGGCATTGGCCGTGAAATAGTACTCGGCGGCGGCTGGAGCATCACGCCATTAATGGAAGTCGGTGCGGCTATCACCGTTGCGAGCGGCACGCGCGATGTCGGCACTGATCTCGAACAGACCTTTTCCGCACGCACAACGATGTCTTTCTCATACGGCGCGGGTACTGCGGTTGCGAAGAAACTGACAGAGCATTTGTCGGCTCGCCTGCTCGTGAACTGGGACCATCTCGGCACTGCGCGCACGGGCGAGTCACCAGACATTTGCTGCCAATCAGGAGAGGGACTTGTTCTCGCAACTTCCAGGGGTCTGCCGAACGTTGCGTGGATCGCGGAGCGCCAGTCACAGTTGTCAGTCAGCATCGGCGTGCGGTACGCTCCATGAGTGGATTGGGGTGCCGCAGTTTGCTACCAGCCTGATAAAATCATCACCCGATCCCCGATCGTCTTCTCCGGCCGCCCGCCCGCCATATACGCCCGCACGCGCCAACTTAAAATTCTATGCGAGCAGGTACAAAAATCACCTGCCCACACCGCTTTTGCAGAAAGTCCCAGCAAGGGGAGATTGAAAATGCGCAGGAATTTACGCCTCGTCAAACCGGCCGGCGAAACAGAAATGCAGAAAGTCGGGCGCAAGACCGATGCCGACTATGGGCGGGACGCGCACAAGTATCTCGCGCCGGGCCAGGTCGAGGCGCTGGTCAATGTGAGCAGCAAGCGCGATGGGCTGATGATCAGCCTCGCCTACCATCACGGTCTCAGGGTATCCGAATTGATCGCCTTGCAATGGGACGCGATAGACCTAAAGGCCGGGACGATCGTCATTCGCCGCGCAAAAGGCGGGATCGGCGGCGAGCAGCAGCTTGCGCGGCGCGATCGGCAAGCCCTGGCGCGGCTGCGTGCCGAGAAGCTGGACGACCGCTATGTCTTCGTCAGCAAGCGGCACGGCGTCCACCAGCCCTTGAGCCGGGATGCGTTCGCCAAACTTCTGGCGACCGCTGGCGCGCGTGCCGGGATCGATCGGCGGCTTTGTCACCCGCATGCATTGCGCCACGCGGTCGGGCACTTCCTGGCGAATTCCGGCAAGGTGAACGCCTATCAATTGCAGGCGGTCCTCGGCCACAAGGATGCGCGCAGCACGCAGGTTTACGTGCAGGGCGTTGCCGGCAATCAGGGGACTCTGGGATTGAGCATTTGGCGCAGCCCCACCTTGGTCCGCATTTCCTGCGACAATGGCGGGACTGATGTTCGTTCTTAAACAGCGCAGGAAACCACAGGCCATGATCGGCCGCATCCAGATCATCAGGCACGAGCCCGTCCCGAAGTGCGGCAGCTATGAGGTGCGATTCCCCGACGGCCGCCCAAGCAAATACTTCTATTGGGAAGACATCCCCGGCCGTCGTGTCAGGCCGGATCAGGCCGACAGCAAGCGAGCCCTCGAGAATGCCAAGGCGTTCGCGCAGGCGGAAAGAGATCGCCGGCCGCGCCCACCGGGCACTAGCGAACGCTGAAGGGACCGCCTGCGGCGCAAAATTCTGCGAGCCTCTTCCGCCATGACCGTGATCCGGGCGCGTGATCGTCTCAGCGCCGCAGCATAGAGGCGTGCCGATCGGATGCCCGTTTGCTGAGGCTGGCGAATTCGCCTGTGCGTTTCTGGACGCTGCCCGTCTAGACCCACCGGCCGGCCTCCAAACGCATGGGTGAATTCGGCAGGCCCGCTGCGGACCTATTGCCGCGCGCGGTCATTAAGGCCCGCCGACAGAAACTCTGTAAGCCCGCCGTTACTGGCGGGCTTTCTGTTGCGACAGAGCCGCAGGACATTTGCGTTCCATCGGAAAAAATACCGGGTCAAGGTCGCCACATCGTGATGCAGTTAATACCCCGAATTTTCGTTAATTTGTGCATCGTCACCGCGCCGCCGGTTGACACCCATTCGGGTGTCGGTGCTTCATCCAGTCACGGGCACTGTGGGGGAGTCGCCTGATTTGCTTGATAGGGGCGCCCCTCGTGTCTGAATTTCTCCCGCTTTCCGACGAAGTTTACGCGGTCGCGCTTGGCGCGACGACTGTTTGGCCGCCTTGAACGCGACAACAGATTTCCCGCGGTAATACGAACCATCGTTAGTTTGCGTGCATCGCTTCGATAGCGTCGCGGTGAGTGCGTGCGCTCGCGCGACCGCCGATTCCCGCCGCATCGCGACTTACGGACCAATGAAAGAAAGAGGCAAAATTCATGAGTGAGACTGGGCAGCGGTCAGAGCGGCGCTTCGAAAGCCGCGCCGCGCTTTGGAACGCCAAGAATCGCGCCCGGCAGTTCCTCAAAACGCCCCGCGGCAACGCATTGACGACCGACTACATTACGTATCTGGCCGACTTCCTCGCTGGCAGGCTTGATGATAAGCCCCACGATCCCCCCAAGTTCCTGCGTGAGCCGATCCGGCAACTCGACGACCCCCTATTCCTCGCGCTGGCGACCTTGGCCGTGCTCCTGGACGCGATCTTCCGGGGATGGGACGGCGATGATCGGTCTGCCGCGGCAAAGCTCAAGCTTAGGGTTGGCGATGATGTCTATCAGAGACTTCGCAAGAAGCACCTCGCCTCTGGATGGGGCCAAGAAGAGCGGCTGAAAATCGGTGAGTGGCTTTTAACGCAAGCCCACGGGCTCGACATGTTCGCCTATAATGAGGATGGGACTACCCGCATTTCGGACAAGTGGCAGCCCGACATCCCGCAAGTCCGCGAGCGCCTGATTGCGCTCAAGCCTGCCTACGCGCCGCTTCTGAGGCCTCCGCCCCCTTGGACGGGCTCGGAAAAGACATACGATGGCGACTTCCGGGTGAGGTTTGTCCGCGATTGGCGTCCCGAAAACGAGGCGGCGATCGAGGCTACCTTTCTCGAAGACCCGGATTGGGAGCACCCCAAGGGCGTCAATGCACTTAGCCGTGTGCCGCTCACGATCGACACCGACATGGTTATGGTTGCCCTGGTCGAACAATTCGCCGTCAGGCTCATGGGCAATGACGACGCCAAGATCGCCGAACTCACCGCAGCCGCAGCCGCACTGCCCAAGAAGCCGCGCCAGAAGCCAAACCCACGCAAGAAGCGCCGGGCAGCCGATGCTGACGATGATGTCAGGCGGCGCGCCGCCCGCGCCCGTGCCAAGCGGAAGGCCGATCAGATCACGGTGGCCGCCGATGTGGAAGACGCCAAGTGGTGCGTTAAGTACGGCCCAACGTTCTGGAACGATTATAGTTGCGACCATCGTGGCCGGATTTATGCGCTCGCCCATTTCAACTTTGGCCGCGAGGATCACGTCCGGTCATTGTTCAGGTTCGCCAATGGGATGAAGCTCGACAGCGAGGAGAAGACTTATTGGCTAGAAATACATTGCGCCAATTGCGAGGGCTCGACCAACAAGAAGTCACGGGACGAGCGCATCAAATGGGTTGGCGAGCACCGCCAAGACATCATGGCCATCGCAAACGACCCGTTCGGCACGTTCGATAGCAGGGTTCGGGACGGCCGAGGATGGAAAGGCGCCGATAAGCCATTCCAGTTCGTCGCCGCATGTCGCGAGCTGGCGGCAGCATGGAACGACCCGGAGAATTTCGAGACGCACCTGCCCATCGGTTTCGATGGCTCCGCCAATGGGCTGCAACATCTCTCGCTGCTCATCGGTGACCTGAAATCGGCCCGGATGGTCAACCTCATCAGGTTAGACCCTAACGAGCATGCGCCGCACGACGCTTACGGGATATTGATCGTCGAGGTCCACAAACTGATCGAGGCTGACAATGACGATCACGCGGTCTGGTGGCGTGAGCGGTTTAAGCTGTTGTTACCAAAGGAGCAACGAAAGCTGCTCAAAACGCCGATCATGGCGTTTGCTTATTCCGTGACGGAAAAGGGCGCTACGCGCCAGATCGCCAAGGTCTATTATGGAGAGCTTGCCCAGAACACAAAGCCACCGAAAGGTGCTTTCAGGTATTTAGCCAACAAGGTTCGGGAGGTCTGTGAGCGGGAATTGCGTGGTCCGCAGGATGTCATGGACTATATCCAACGCGTTGCCAAGCACTGCGCGGACCAGGGCCGCTTTCTTGAGTGGCCAAGCCCGAGCGGCTTTCCGGTCTCGAACCGCTACCAGGTGCCGAACATGGTAACGGTCACCTGTTTGCGTGGCAGCGTCCGCGTGGCGGAACACGACATTGCCGATGGTGTCACCGACGAGATTGACCACGACGGGGTGAAGTTTGCGGCCGCCCCCAACTTCGTGCATTCGCTCGATGCCGCCCACCTCGTCAAGACCGTCAACGCTGCCGTGAGCGAGGGCATCACCGACCTGCTGACGGTTCACGACTGCTTTTACTGCTTGGCGCCGCAAGCCACGCGCCTGCAGAAGATCATTCTCGCGGAGCTGACGAACTTGTACCTCAATAACCCGCTGGCCGAGTTGCGTAAGTGCGCCCCGGACATCCCGGCCCCGGACAAGGGCGTACTTCTTACGGGGCACGTTACATCGGGGTACGACCGGGACGGACCAATAAATCCGACACATCCGCTGTCATTATTGAAGCTCGCCGACTTCGCTTTTGATGCCTAGACGAACTACAACCCAATCGGAGCACGCCATGGCAACTGCCACCACACCCTCGGTCGGGCGTATCGATCGCATCATCCAAGACCTTGAACGGCTGCATGCCGACGCACAGGACATTTTCGACGCGCACGTTGACGTGCTGCGCTATCGAGCACCGTCGGTTCCGTTCGGGGTTCTGAAATCCCGCGAAATCGCCGGACCCGCCGGCAATACGGTGAACTACATTGCCGCGCTCAAGATCGTCCGCAAGAGTATCACCGGCAGCGACGTCGTCTAATTACTGTCAGCTTGACGTAGTGTTCGCGCCATCTTCGCGCGTTGTGCCGACCGCCCTTGTCGTCGGTTGAGGTCCGGTTCTTCGGCCTCAGATTTCAGCCCCTTCCAGCGCCAGTTTCCGATCCACAACGAGGAGAACTGCACCATGCAGTTGCCTTCCGATACCACTTTGCCCCCCGCGCGGAGGCGCCGCCGGCCGCGCTATAGCCCCGGCGGGATATTGCAGCCCGACGACATCGACGGTCGGAGCAGGTACGCCCGGCGCTTCCGCCGGCTGTGCCAGGAGTTCGAGGCCGAGCTCGGCGGCCATCCGTCTGCGGCCGATAAGGCTGCCATAGCGCAAGCTGTCAGTTTCCAGCTCGAGGAAGAACGGTTGCGGGCTGAACGCGCGAGCGGCGCGGACATCGACCACGACACGATCATCAGGGTCGGGTCGGAAGCTCGCAGGGCGCGCGCGGCGCTCAAGGCCAAGCTCGAGGCAAGCAAGCCACCACCACCGAGCATTCGCGATCTCCTGATGGCCGAGGCCGCCGACGACGATGCCGATGAGACGGAGGTCGAGGCATGACCAAGAAGACCACCACCACCACGACCGGCAGCATCAAGGCGCCGCCCAGCATCATCAAGGCGATGAACAGCAAGGCGCTGTTCCAACCTTGGTTCGATGGCGCGTCCTGGAACGGCTGGAAAAGTATTTTGAAGGCGATGGATGCATTGCCGATGACCGGCGAGGAGACCACCTTTTTCAGGTCGGTCGCTGGCGGTCGCAATCCCCCGACGCGCCCGGTTCGGGAGTTCTGGGCCGCGTGCGCACGCCGGACTGGCAAGGATAGCGCCGCTAGTGTCGTCGCCGTCCACGCCGCTGCCTTTTTCAACCAGCAAAGCCGACTGCGCCCAGGAGAACGGGCGAGCATTTTGTGCCTTGCCTGCGACCAGTCTCAAGCCTCGATCATCTTAGGCTACATCAAATCGTACTTCGCCGAGATCCCGGTGCTGCGCTCGATGGTCACGCGGGAGACCAAGACCGGACTTGAATTGAGCAACGGCGTCGACATCGTGGTCGCCACCAACGATTTCCGAAGCATCAGGGGTCGAGCGATCCTCCTGGTCATTCTCCACGAGTGCGCGTTCTACCGCTCCGAAAACAGCGCCTCGCCCGACGTCGAGGTTTACAACGCCATTCGACCTGCGTTGGCCAGCATTCCGGGCTCGCGGATCGTTGGTATTTCTTCGCCGTATCGCCGCGCCGGTCTGTTGTGGAGCAAATACCGGAAGCACTTCGGCCAGGACGACGACGATGTTTTGGTAATCCAGTCGGACGTTAGGACGCTGAATCCGACGATCTCGGAAGAGTACGTCAGGAAAGCACTGGAGGAAGATCCGGCGGCGGCCGCTGCGGAAGTGCTCGGACAGTTCCGGGACGACGTTGGCGGTTACGTGAGCCTTGAACTGATCGAGGCCGCCGTCGACCGCAACGTCGTTGTCAGACCGCCGCGACAGGGCGTCACCTACCACGCTGGACTCGACCCATCGGGAGGGGCCAGGGACTCCTTTGCCGCCGCGGTCTCATCGCGAGATGAGAATGGCGCGGTTGTGCTCGACTGCCTGCTCGAGATCAAGGCGCCGTTCAACCCGACCAGCGCGACCGAGCAGGTCGCGGCCATGCTCAAATCCTACGGCATCACCACCGCGACCTCGGATCGTTATGCTGCCGAGTGGCCGGTGGATGCTTTCCGCAAGTGCGGGATCACCCTTCGCGCTTCCGATCGTGATCGCTCTGCAATTTACGTCGATGCGTTGCCGTTGTTCACCAGCGGTCGCGCCCGCCTGTTGGACAATCCGCGCTTGGTGAATCAATTCGCGAGCTTGGAACGCAAGACGACATCGCTTGGTCGCGACAAGATCGACCACGGACCAGGCGGTAACGATGACTTGGCCAATGCGGCCGCGCTATCGATGGTGCTCGCGAGCGTCGAGAAGAAGGAGATGACGTTTCATGTGCCGTTTGTTGCATCCGCGCCGAGCTATTTCCGTTCGTTCGAGTCCGGTGCTCACCTGTCGGCCGGTTTGTTCGACGGCGGCTCGGGCATGAGGCCCGGCGGCGAAGTGAACGAACGCAACGAGCTCGCACGAGCCGAGGCTATTGCAAGACTGAACCCCAAAATATGAGGAGCAAGAATGACTACCGCATCTGAACTTCGCGCCCGCATCAACGGGCTCGAGAGCAAGCGCTTGATCCTGGAACAGGAACGGGACGCTCTCGCATTCGAGGCCGTAGTGGAGCGCCTACCTACCGCGGTCGCTCGCGCCGCCGCCATTGGCAAGGAGCTCGTGCAATTACAGCATGACGAAGCACTGGCGAACGCGGCCTACAAAACCGCCGTGCAGAAGGAGTCGGAGGCCAAGCTCGCCGAGCAGGCAGGCCAGAAGCGCGCCGATCTCGCAGAGGCCGAAGCCCTGTTGCCCGAGGTCGAGCAGTTGGCTCGGCAAATCGATGAAGCGATGAAGACCCTGCAGGCCGCCACTGTTGCTTTCCAGGACAACTGGGCGCAGCTCAAACGCCTGTCGGGTGCCGGTCCGACTGTCGTCGCCACCAAGGTCCACCTCGAACGAGCACTGAGGAGCGGCTTGAGGGGGCTGCCGGGGTTGTCGGTGGATCTGGTATCGCCGACGCAACGCTGCTCCGCGTCATCCCTAAACACAGGCTGGAGCCTGCAGGTCACCAACACCGCCGCGCGTGCAGTTGAGCCAGTGAAGGCCGAGGCACCGAAGAAGAACAGCAACAAAGGCGCCGAAGCGGCGGCATAGGAAAGGGAATCCCAATGGAAGTCGTTCACTTCGCTAAAATCCTGGTCGAGACCGGCGAGACCTGCGGTCTCGATCGGACGCACTACGAGGCCGAGATTACCAAATTGGCCAAGGCAGCGCGCGGGGGAGTCCGACGCTCAAGCGTGGACCCGCGTCGCGACCCAGACCGAAAACGGCAAGGTGCTGTTCAAGGCTGCCGTGATGGGACCGAAACCCAAACAAGCGCCGCAAGACTACGCGAAGCCAAAGAGGGCCGCAAAAGGTCCGGCGGGTGAGGAGCTGAACGCAATGGCCGAGGCGGTTGCTCGCAAAAAGCCGGGCACCAGTTTCGAGCAAGCCTTCGTTGGAATCTGGTCTGACCCGACCCACGCGTCGCTCGTGGCGAGGGCGAAGCTTGAGGAGTCCGAAAGCAGCCAGCGCGTTGCCGATCAGCGTTGGCCGATTCGCGACGCCGAGGACGAATTTCGGCGCGACTGGTCGTTGGGCAGTTCGCCCGGCTCGCGCCGCATGTGATGAGATTGGGCAAATGATGGGGACGCCTCTCCGGTCATTTCGCCCGATGTGCGACGCGCTCGCCTGGGCTTCATCGCGCGTCGCAACGACGGCCGCAAGGACTCGACCCCCTGCGGCCGTTCAAGCCGTCGGCCAGCATGGGCCGGCGCCGGACGAGTCGGAACATGTCCGCGAACAATTTTCGACAGCCGATGAAGCCTTCCTTGGGCTCGCGATCGGCGAACACAAGTCCGGCGGCGGCGCGTCCTTCTCGTCGCCGCCGGAATGATAACGGAAACTGGGCGCGGCCGGCACCTGCAACTAGATCGAAAGCAAATCAGATGACGCAAGTTTTCTCATTGATTGGTTTTGCTGCACACCTCGCCGTCCTCGAGCGCGAGATGCACGATGTCGGCGAGGCGATCGTCGCCAAGGCGTGCCAGATGGTATGCGACGAGGCAAAGCGCGTCCTCGGCACCTACGAATACGGTTGGCCCGAGCTGAAGCCCGAAACCATCGCGAGGAAGATGCGCGGCGACAGCCCGCTGCTCGAGACCGGCGAATTGCGGGCCTCGATCGAGTGGACCGCGCACGGCAACCAAGGCTGGGTCGGCAGCAACAACGATAAAGCGGTGTGGCACGAGCTCGGCACCAGCCGGATTCCGCTGCGCCCATTCCTGTCCGGTGCCGCCATGCACATGGAAGACCAGATCCACAAGATGGCCGCCCGCGCTGTGGTTGCCGTCCTGGGCGGTCGCGGCTTGCATAGCAGCGAGATGATGGAATTGCTGCACATCCTGAAACACGTCGGGCATGAGCTCAAGGAAGCCGCGGAAACCTTTGTGGAAGGGCCGCCCGAAGAAGGGCAGCGCCGATGATCACGCCGGAGGCCTTTGTCGATCGCTGCGTCGCCGCGGCTGCGGACCTGGCGTTCGCCTTTGTCGGCGTGTCCCGCGAGGACATGCTCGTCGCGCTCCATCAGGTGCGCGAGAACTTGACGGTGCAGCTTGCCGAACAATTCGGGCCTGATGTGGCCGCCCAGATGGCGGAAGCCCGGCGAGGCGTCAATTCACAGAGGGGCGAACATGGATCAACCGAAGTGTTGTGTGAACAAACCACATTGCGCGATCACGCGGCTTGCCGAGGCCGAACGCAACATCGTGATCGGCATCGATTTGCTTGCGATGCGCCGGATCTACACCAGCGACGGTGACTTCGATCAAATGATCGAGCGGTGCTTCGGGATCACTGCCGCCCATGCTGCGGCGTGCATGCAGGTCGCGAAGTTGTACGGCGACAGGCGCGCGATCACCAACAATTTGACCTGGGACGCTTTGGTTGAACTGTCGGCGCCATCGCTGCCGGCTCCAGTTCGGCGCGACATTGAACAACGAGTAATCGCCGGCGAGCGCATCACCGTCGTCGACATCAAACAGCGCCGCTGACAGCGGCATAACGGAGAGACTTAAATGCGGGGCATCGTCGTGCGGTATGACACTGCGAAGGGCTGGGGATTCTTGCGGGGCGATTTCTCTCGCCGCGGAAACACCACCAGGTTCCATAAATCGGCTGTGGTCGGCGGCGTCGTGCCGCGGATCGACGCGGTGGTCGAATACGTCGAGCAGATCGGGAAGGACGGACGCTTGCGCGCCGTCAACGTGAAGGTGGTCTGATGACGCGCTCGATGACGCTCGATGAGGTCGCGGCCGAGCTGCGCAAGACTCCGCGCTGGCTCAAGGAGTGGCTTGCCAAAAACCCGGTGGATGAGACCGGCGTTCCCTTTTATGTTCCACTGGGCCGGACGAAGATTTTTGAGGTTTCCGACGTTGCCCGGATCAGGAACCATATTCGCAGGAGCGAACAATGCCGCTTGAAATCTACAGGCGTGGTGGGATCTACCATTTCCGCGGAACGGTTGGCCCGGCTGGCAAGCGACGTCGTCTTAGGGGCTCATGTCAAACCTCATCGAAAGACATCGCCGCGCGCCAGGCTGCCGAGATCGAGGCCCGCTACTGGCAAGGTCATTTCGACGGTCCCGCAGCGATCCTGACATTCGCGCAGGCGGCAAGAGCCTATCGCAACGCCGGCAAGTCCACGCGCTTCCTCGACAAGGTCGAGGCCTATTTCGGTCAGACGCTGGTCAAGGACATCACCGAAGGCTCGATCTATGAGATGGCAAAGGAATTGCATCCCGAAGCGACAGGCGCCAGCCTGAACCGCATGGCGATCGTTCCAGTGCAGGCCGTGATCAATCATGCGGCCCGGTCCAAGCTGTGCGCGCCCATCAAGATCGAGCGCTACAAGGTCGACGGCAAGGTCAAGGACATCGCGACTCTGGAATGGGTCGAGAAGTTCCGCGAGCACGCGCCGCCCCACGTCGGGACGTTGGCGCTGTTTATGTACTTGACTGGCGCGCGGGTTGGCGAAGCGCTGGCTCTGCGGTGGGACGATATTGACCTTGCCGCCCGCACTGCCCTGATCCGGCAATCGAAGCAAAACAACGAGCGGAAGTCTCACCTGCCGGCCCCGCTTGTGATCGCGCTGGCAAATCTGGAGCACATCCCAGGTCGAGGAGTGTTCGGCTATGACCATTCGCCGAACCTACGGAATGCCTGGGAAGCGGCAATTAAACGCGCGGGCATCAAGAGGCTGACGGCGCATTCCTGCCGCCACGGCTTCGCTACGGGCTTGATGAGGCACGGTTTGGATGTGGTGACGGTGGCGTGGCTTGGCGGCTGGAAATCGGCCGCGCTGGTGCTGAAGACTTACGGGCATGCGTCCGAAGCTCGTCGAGTTGTTGCTTGACACGCCATTGACACAGGCCATGCGCGACACTGAAGAAACCCCAGCAAAAACAGGTACTTCTTGAGTTAGATACCTACCGCACATAGGACTATGCCTAAACTGCCATTGTCGCCGCTGGATCGGGACGTTATCTCGTTGAGGAAGCACGAATTCGCGCCAAATCAGGCTTTTCCTATGCAAGATCAGACTGCGCCCTCGACCGTCGAAAACGCTATCGCAATGCAAAAAT